CAGAAATGAAAACAGGACTAGCACGTGCTTCATACGATGAGATAATGGATTATGACCCATTGAACGACAACGTAGAAGTTTATGGCACTTTCATACCGGGACCTTGTGTGTACCCGACCTCAACTGACCAAAATGTCCATGGAGCTGTTGCTATTCGAATGGGTCAATATGAGGAAGGGAACCCACAAACACTCCGTGATCTGGTAGAATTTGGAAAGGCAGTAATTGACAAGTTCGATGAGATAAACATTGATCCGCCTGATCACGAAACCCATCTTAAAGCACAATATGGTTTTAAGAAGGGACTCCGCTTGTTTGACATGCGCACTAGACAATTGTCTGAGCGAGATTCCTTTAGTACGATTTTCCCGAAAGGCGAAATCTATCTTGGTAAATCTCAAGAAACCTTCAAACCGCGCATGATCTGGAGTAGGAGTGAGTTAGTTGTGGCTAAATTCTCAGCGTACTTTCATCAGCTTGGCGTGGAAATGTCCAAACGGTGGAGTAAAAACTCTAACATCTTTTATGCGACTAAGTGTACTCCGGATGACTTGGGAACTTTTGTTGAGCACATGTTTAGAAATAAAACTAGTGTGTACGAGAGTGATGTGTCAAACTGGGATGGCTCGTTGAGCCGTTCTATGCTAGAACTAGAGATGTATTTCCTGAAAACGAAAGTCACAGGATTGCCACCAGAGATGGATTGGCTCTATGAACATTGGTTCAATATGAGAGGAGCAACCAGATCAGGTGAACTTGATGTCGAACTCGAACATGGTCGCAGGTCTGGTGACTTGTGGACAAGTATATTCAACTCTATATTGAACGTTATAATCACCGCGTTTATCTTGGGAGTAGACATTGAGGAGCTCATTATGATGGTGCTCGGAGACGATAATGTCGTCGGGGTTGATCAGGAGATCAGCAAGGAATTCATTGAGCAGCGTTACAGAGACCTGGGAATGAAATGTGAGGTGATCATTAGAGACTGTCCAGAAAACACTACTTTTTGTTCCGGACATTTCTGGAAAGTAGGAGGTCAATTTAGGTGGGGTAACAAACCCTTCCGGACCTTGATGAAGC